TAAAGACCTTCCTACTTCTAATAAGTTAGTTCCGTCAGATTTAAAGATGATTATATCTTTAGCTGATGCAGTTGTTGTTAATGTAGGTGCTGTTGCACCTGTGAATTTATATGCTGAATTAAATGTGACAGTTCTTGAACCTGTACCATCTTGGATTAATGCTAGGGAATAAAATGCTCCTGCTTGTTGATTGCTTGGTGCAGATAAAGTGACATTTCCTGTAAGAGTTAATTTGGCTACTTGTTGTGTAGATAAATTCCATGCAACATTATCAGAACTATCAATAGATAATGTTTGTTCTGCAAAATATCCCTTCTTCGCAAATAAGATATTGCTATCGGATAGGGTTAAAACTGTTCCTGTTGCTGATGTAGCTAATCCATCAATGGAAACTGTGCTATCTAAAAAATTAACAGTATCATTAGCCATATCAAAAGTGGCAAATGATATCCAAGCATCATTGTCGGCATTTCTAAATTTTAGAGTTGTTGTTGAAGTGTCATACCACCACATATAAGCATAAGTGGTAGAAGGTGCAGATGCATTTGAATTGTTAGATACAATTGCACTAAGAACCGAGTTGATGTCAGCTCTAGTAGCTGGAAATCCCTGATTCGCTATGTTGTAGTCATGAGTTGCCATTTTTTCTCCTTGATATTAATATCCTTTAGCAATATAGTCAAATGTTTTACTTAATTCAGTCACTCCATTCTTAAAAGTGATGTCAAATCCACTAACAGATTTATTTGTAATCTCATAGAAATCACCACTTGATAAACCTTGTGCTGAAATTCCTATAGCTGGTGTTGAAATGAATACTGGTGAGAAAGTAATACTTTTAGTTCCTGCTCCAGATACAACATCATTTTCTGAGACTAATCTTTGTTGCATATCTGCATCAACAGATAATTCTGAAACTATTGGACAAGATGAATTATTTAAACTCTCCATAAACAATCTAAATTTAAAATATCTTCCTGTATAATCACCCACAGAGAAATTTCTAAATGAGGTATAAGTTACATTATCATCTGATACAGCAATCTCTAAATGACTTCTAGCATTAACACTAGCATCACCATCAAAAGAACTTGCCTGAGAGTCAAATAATCCTGCGACATTATCAAATAATCTATCGTGGTCAGTCACAGTCTGGGTGATATTCCCTGTTAGTCTTGTTGTCTGAATACTTCCTAAATCTATAGTATTAGCAAATTCATAAGTTCCACTTGATACTAGATTTCCGTTTTCTGTACCACCATCAAAGTTTCTTGTGGTGATATCATCAAAATTATCTGTGGTATTATCATCAAATTGTTCAACAGTATCTAATTCTAAAGTACCATCTAATTTAACTACATTATTTTTAACACCATTAAAATCAGGATGTTCTGTAGCTGTAGAAGCATTTTGGAAGTCTCCAATAGATGCAATATTAGTCGTAATGATAGCTTCATTAGAGGAGAAATTGCCTAGTTTATCTACTGCTTTTATTAAATATGAACCAGTTCTTGCTGGAACAGTAACTGATGTAGCTGGTCTAGAAACCCTGTTAATTAAGGTAAAACTATTAATCCATTCAGGATTAACTGTTTGAGTAGTGAAGTTCACAACATAATAATTAAGGTCTGCGTCAGGAATACTTTCCCAACTAAGATGAGCATCTGAACCCACAATATTAATTGCGAAATCAGTCACATCACTCGGTGGGTCAATCTCACCCACAATATCTCTAGTGGCAGTTATAGGGGTGCTTTCAATACCAAGTGAGTTTATAGCTTTTACTCTGACTGTGTAATTATCACCAGATATAACATTCAAGACTCTATGAAATAAATCTACTGTACCTCTACTATGAACAATAAAATTAGCATCATCAGTTCTTTTATATTCTACTTGATATTCTCTAACAAATTGGTCTGTGGAAGCACCAATAGTAATATTCATGGCAACAATAACTGTTCCGTCATTGTACTGAATTAATTCATCATCAAGAGTAATACTCGCTGGTGGACTTACTGAAAAAGGGTTAGCGAATGTGGTATTTGGTACATCATCTGCCTGAACCTTCTCTGAGAAATCGTACCATGAGTTTTGGTGTTCCTGTAAAGACAAGGAGCAAGTGTAATCAGGGTTTATAGCCATACCCACCACCCTGAATGGTTTGGAGCTGAAGCCTGTGATAGTGTGTGTCACATTTACGATATCCCCTATGGCAAGGTCTAAAGCTTCATAATTCGCTTTTAAATCTACCCTTAAAGTATTTCTACTTCTTGTTAAGATAATTTCACCAAACTCTAAGGCTTGGTAATAATTAGTAATAGTTGGTAAATCTATTGTTGCTTCTTGTAAGAAACCACCATCTTCAGTCTTTAAGCTTTGATGTTCTGCATCCGTCTCAGGATAAACAGCAGTATCACTTTGCCAGTTCTTTTCACTGTTAATCCAGTTTAATTGAACTCGGTTATATTTTTCATTCTTCTTTTCACTAATGACTTTAATGCCACCAATAATTTTATCTTCATCTAAAGTAAGAGAAGCACTTCCAGATGTCTCAATAACTAATTTGTATTTACCTTGAGTATAAGGTAAGAAGCCTCTCATTCCTTTTAAGAGGTCTTTGGTATTATCTATAATCTTTCTAGAAGTATCTAGAACATAATTGCAAGACATAAGTGATATTGAATCTGCTCCACTATAGGGAGTGACGGAAGTATTGCAAATTCCACTTGCAGTGTAAAATGAGGGGATGTCAATATCGGCAATATCAATGCCTTTTCCATATCTGGTATTGGTTAAATAATCTAATAAACACCATGCTGGGTTATCAGTAAAAACTCCTGTTGTCTCGACACTAGATGCATCATAGGTAGAAACTTTTCTACCCTGTACCAAAGCTTGGATATTTGGTATGCCAGTGTATTTATCTGCATCCCAAGTAATCTTAAAGGCACAATAGGCAATTCCACTAAGAGGTCTTGTCTCGTCAGACCAACTAGATAACTCATTTAAGAGTGATGATTGTGATTGACCATCTGTTCCATAGAATGTTTGAAGTTGGATGGTTGTTCCAAATCTTGAATCATTGGATGTAACAATGCCACCATTACTAAAACCAGAACCAAAGGTAACCTCTTGGTCATTAAAATATATTTTTGTAATTCCATTTATTTCACCTTCACATAATACTAATGCTCCATAGAGGTAAGTATTATTTGTTGAGGTCTCTAGGAATATACGAGTTCCACCTAATAATCGAGTGCCATAAACAACTGGCAGATGTGCGTTATTAGATTGTTTGTTAAGTAGAATACCTTGAGCTTGTTGATTAGATAATTCATCAGAGAAGTCAGGGGTCTCAGGAGTAGGAGCTACCCAAGAAATAACTTTGTTGGCAACAAAATTAACAGCAACTGCTTTTAATATTGGAATAATAAATCCAAACATTATTCTTTACCCCACAAAATATCTTGTACTGTTAATCCTGCAAATTCCATTCCTTTATCAGTAGGAAAGAATATTTGTTGTGAACCTGAATTAGTTTTTCTTCCTGCTACTCTGCTGAAATCAGAAAAATGAGAAGTACAGTTTAAAACCAATCTTCCTTTTTCTGTATCAATAGAATAACTATCTATAAATCCTTTATTGAATGTAAAGGTATCTATTAAAGCATCATTAGAATCCAAAAATCCAACATCTATTGTCACTTCATCATTACTGACTACATTATTTAAAACAATAGATACGAATGAACTCTCTACAGCAGATAACTCTATTTGAAAGCTAGAAACATTAACCTCTGTGCTTTCTGTATTACCACTAACACTTAATAAATGTCCACTTGCTGTATAAGTATTTGAATTATGAGTTATATCTTTATAGTGGTTGGTTAGTCTTTGGGGAGTAGGGAATAGAATCTCTACTAAGACTATTGGCTTGACACTTTGGTTAGCTAGTTCAGTTGTTAGACTTCCACTTAATCCTCTAGCCATTACAGAGCCTCAATTACATCTATTTCAAATCTATATAGTCCGTCTGTTCCAGTATTAAAAGCTTGGATATCATTTTGGAGTCTTACTTTTATTGGAACATTGTTGTAAGTAATATTGGTGCTAGAAACTGCTGTTCTTAATGGTGGTTCAATAACCAAATTATTTCCTGTCACATCATTGTTATCAGTGACTACCATGTAAACTTTATCATGATTATCAAACTTAACTAATGAACCAGCGAGAATACTTCCACTACCACCTGACAAAGTAATAGTAGTAGCTCCGACAGAAGCTGTGCCATCTACAGAACCTGAGATAGTTCCTCTAGCATTAGAAATAACTGGTGGGATAATAGAAAAGGTTTCTTTTTGACTTCTTTGTTTCATAACAAAAGCATAAACAGACATAAAGTCGGCTCTTGTCATTGGGGGGAATGAAGCTGAGAACTTCCATCTTTGACCATCTACTTGAGTAGCAAACATCTTGCCACTATCAGTAGTGGATGTGATTGTATTTTGCTCAGATGAAAAGTTTAAAGCATTGAAAACTGGACTTGTTGGAAATGTACCACTCATTAGACTAAAGCTTCCCTTCCTTGACTATTTAAAGCATCATTAATTAAATTAACTATAGTGCTTCTTCTATCAGTTAATAATTCATCTATTCCTCTAGCATCTACAGTGTTGATTGTGATATTCACATTAGTTGCAGAAGATTTCATTTGATTGTTGGGAACTACAGTGCCATTGGTATTAGGTACAAAAAGCTCAGCACCTCTCTCGCCAATTAAATAGGGTTTATTAGCCTGAACTGTTCCACCATTAGCTCTCCCAAAGATTCCACTAATAGCACCACCAATAGTGCTTAGAACATTAGTTGTTCCACCCATGCCACCAAATATTCTTTGTGTTGCTATAGCTAATTGTTGTCTAATAATAACAGAAGCCAAATCTCTAAGAACACTTCTGGCAAAATCTTTAAAGGATGCTTTTCCTGTCATCACAGCATCTGTCAAATAATCTGCAAAGTTAGTAAAGGTTCTAGCTGAAAACTCATCAAATCTTCCCAAGAAGTCTGTTGAATCTTTTATCACTGCATTAAATGCTGGAAATTTATCTTTGTTTAATTCATCAATTAATTGAGAATTATCTTTGTTTAATTGACCAAATCTCCCCAGCTCTGTGTTAGCTGTTGCATATCCATCAGATATAGCTTTTAAAATACGAGCTTCTTTTTCTTCTTTTTTAAAATTTTCGGCTAATTGTTTTGAATTTTGTGAGCCTAATTGTTTGAATCTTAATAATTCTGTATTGGTTTCTTCTAATGCACCTTTATAGAGCATTAAAGATTCTAATGATTTTTCTTCTGCTTCTCTAAAACCACTAAACCCTACTCCAGCAGTATTCAAATTATCTGCTAAAATATTTAAGTTTCTTCCAAAGGCACTTGTCGCAATATTAAATTGGTCTTTTAAACTTGTGTTAAAGATATCT